CCAATATCAGGAGCACCAAGATAAACGGGAATAGTTCCTGTAGCAAAGCAATCAAGAAGTTTTTCTGTGAAATACGTTTCATATTGTCCGTTCTCAATTGCTACAGAGAACATATAATCACAAAGACCTTCTTCTTTCAGAGCAACTTCATTAAACCCTCGTCCAAACAAATCGACCTGTCCCCATAATCTTTCCACCCACTCAAGACGAAGACGATGACCTTCGCACATTCTTTTATTAGATGCAATCATAGAAATAATTTTTGATTTATCATAAACTTTAGGTTCTTTAATCCAGAATCCTTGGGCAGGAACCCATTTAAATTTGGAATCTATTTTCAAAAGATCTTGATTATGAGTAAAAATAATATCAAATGTATCCAGATATTTTTCTGGAAACATTCTTACACTATCAACAATCTGAGGAGTAATATACTTTGATTCTAGTAACCATCCATATTTTGGGCCTTGCACATTATCAATATGTGCTTGTGTAAGGGTTGAATCAATATAAAAAGTTGCCTCCCCACTACCATCTTTTACCCACTCAATATATTTAGATTCTTTTCCGTGAACTGAGTATCCTTTGTTTCCATCTGTCAAATGAGTAAATGTATTACCCACTAGATTAAATTTATTTTTCATTTGATTCCAAAACAAGATTGATAAATTTTAAAAAACTCTTGAGTTTTTTCAGGAAGATATGAATTGTAATTACTCAAATTTTCTATTAAACTTAAAGTATTTCTATATCCAATAACTTCTTTTTCCAAATTTGTGATTAAATCTTGCACATTTCTATCCTGATATACTGATGCTTTATTGTAAATTACAGAATTTGGGAAATAATTTTGCATTATATATGCTCCCCAAATATCATCCATTCTTCCAATATGAGGAAGAACAGAATAAAAAGGAATCACTTCACGGGATAAAAACGTATTTTGACTATTAAAAGGAGAAATCTTATTTGAGCAAAAAGGTTTTTCAATATTATACTTAACAATTGGTTTCATTGTAAGTCTAGCCATAGCATCTATATCAGGATCTCCATCCCAAAGATCTGCTTGAACTAATACTTTTCTTTTTACTTTTCCCTTATATTCGACACGATGGCGTTTTTGTAAGAGTTCAATTGGATATCCTCTATGCCAAATATTAGGAGTATTAGTAACAGAAAGAGGATCAAATACATTTTCCTCTGGTTCATATAAATCACATTCTATTTCTTGTCCAACTAAAACATCTTTTCCCCAATCATCGTAAGGAATATTATCATCATCTACTGTAGCAACAATATCTGCTCCTTGCTGATATGCAAACAAAAATCCAAGGTTTCTCCTTTGAATGCTTTTCCATCCTATTATATCGGATAATTCCTTACTAATATTTTCTTGAATGTCTGGTGTCAAATAAATACAATTCAGATCTTCATACTCAGAATGAGGAGTTTTAGTATCTCCAACAACTACAAGTGTCCAATCTTTTTTCTCTGCAAATTTTCTTGTAGCTTCTGTTGGTTTATTGATTGTTGTAGTTACAATAAATTTTTTCATTTGAATATTATTTCAGTATTACTATTAATATTTTTTTTATTATATTTTACAAAACCCCAATCATCTTTATTTTCGTAAGTTCCTTGGTGATAAAAATTATCCCTCATTGGTCTAGGACCATGAAAAATATGATAGTAGTGCGCTTCCAAAAATTTTAACTTTTTTCCTTTATTGTAAACATTCCAAAGAATTTCGCCGTCCATAGAAGATTGGTGAACATTAGTTCTATGTCTTTGTTCACCCTCATTATATCCAGTAGCTACATTAAAAAAAACTTCACGAGAAAACATTGAAGCATCACCTGAATACAGTCCACAAACACAAGCATCAGGAAATTCGGGATGATGTAGATCTTCTACTGGTGTATTTTCTTCGTCAGGAACCGTTCCTAAAAATATCTCTCCTCTATATCGAGTTCTATAAAAATAGTCATTAAGGTCTTTATTTTCCAATTCTTTTTGAATTTCTTCAATTAAACAATCCGTCATTAATATGTCAGAATTTGTAACAAATATAAATTTTCCTGAAGAATTTTTACACCCCACATTTTTTGCAAAATATTCATAATAAGTTTTGGGTCCAAGATTCTCAGAAATAATTACTGAATTATCAACAATAATATTTTTAACTTTAGGGTGAGATAATACTTCCTTTAAAAGATCATTCTTATGCAAAAATTGTTCATTTAATGGATTAAAATCTACTACTATCATTTCATAATCCAAACCATATTGATCTAGTTTAGATAAATTATTTTCTAATGCTTGTTTTAATCTCTCTATAAAATTTTCTCCATAATTATCATCTCTACCACCAAGAACAATACTTAAATCCATAATCAACCTCTACTATTAATTTGTTGACAAATCCAGTTATAAGTTTTACGAATTCCTTCTTCAAGAGTTTGAGAGTAATCCCAACCAAGTTTTTCACGAATCAAATCATTGTTAGAATTGCGACCACGAACGCCAAGAGGACCATCAATATGATTTTTCTCTACGGTCTTACCAGAAACTTTAGCGGCAGTATCAACGAGTTGATTGATAGTTACCATTTCTTCTGAACCAATATTCACAGGTCCAATGAAATCAGATTCCATCATTCTTCTAGTAGCTTCAATACACTCAGAGATGTAGAGAAAGGATCTAGTTTGAAACCCGTCACCCCATACATCAATTGTTCCTCCTTCCTCTGGGAGGTAGGCAACTTTACGACAGATTGCTGCTGGTGCCTTCTCTCTACCCCCTTCCCATGTTCCTTCTGGTCCAAAGATATTATGATAGCGAGCAACCCGAACAGGGATCCCATAATTACGATGATAAGCAAAGTATAGACGTTCAGAGAAGAGTTTTTCCCATCCATACTCTGAATCTGGATTTGCTGGATATGCTGATTCTTCACGGCAGTCGGGATTATCTGGATCAAGTTGATTGTGCTCTGGATACATACATGCCGATCCAGAATAGAAAATCTTAGTTTTGTTTACACCTTTAAGTTCATTAAATTGATGCTGTTCCTCAAGAACATTCAGATTAATCGTTGCTGAATTATGCATAATATCAGCATCATTCTCTCCAGTAAAAACAAATCCAGCGCCGCCCATATCAGCAGCAAACTGATAAATCTCATCAAAAGGTTCTGCAAATTTGTCTACAATCTGCTTATAGAAATTTCCAAGATAACCAGTAAAACGAATACAACGCCGAACAAAGTTAATATCTCTCAGGTCTCCCTGAATAAACTCATGTGCTTCAGTTTCAGAGAACTCTGGACGCTTAAGATCTACACCGCGAACCCAATAACCTTCTGCTCGCAGTCTTTTTACCATGTGGGATCCAATAAACCCACCAGCACCAAGTACGAGTGCTGTTTTCTTATAATCACTCATAAACCAATAAATTACTCTTAGTATATATTATACAAAAAAAGAGGAGTTTATGCAACTCCTCTCTTAAGGTCTTTTCATGCACGCCACCAATTCTTTGACTGGAAATTGGAAACCAGGCGGGAGAGAGTCCCATCCGCACCACTTGCTCTTTAAGGAAGCAAGAAACCAAATAGGGTCATATTTGACTCCACCAGTGTAAGTTTTAAGTCATTCCAGGACTAAAATAAAGTTGGGATAACTTTGATATTTCGGAGATACCAAAGAAGGCACATAAAAATAGTACATCCCAAAGTTTAAGTTTAATAGCAAAAGGTACTGTGAGTAATCCCCCAATAACTTTTAACGTTAAACCATATTTAAAATCTCCCCATAACATAGTTTGATAACCAATCATAAGGAGAAGATTACCAAGATATCGTAAGATACTTGTTTTAGACATTAGGGGTTTGCTCCCGACCAGGGCTAGTTTTAAGTCATACCGAGACTATTTAATCATTATCTCTTACATAACAAGAAACTCTATCAGGATCTAACCAACGGCAATACTGGTGGTCTTCCATAGCAGTCAAGCACTGCATTTGGTTATCAAAAAGATAAATGTCATTCCAGCGTTTGGTATAGTAATTTTGTTTCTGTAAACGATAATCAGGTTTACCGTTGATTTCAAGAATACCTGCTTCAATAAAGCGATATCCTTCTCGCTCCAAAAGAACCTTTGTCATGCAACTTCAACAGATTCAAGATCACTGGCAACGTATTCCATAAGCATTTCATAATCATCCAGAGGATCACCAGAGAATACTACACCTTCGTTTTCATAGTAGCGGCGAACCTTTTTGTAGAGTTTCGGATTCTTTACATCAAGATAAAATTCACCATTTGCTGCACCACGAAGGGTTTGAACATCTTTCTTGAATTTTGCTGTGAGAGTCATTGTTTTGATTGTTGACCTTGTTATTATAGAGCGTTGATATTTGAAAGTCAAGTAGGACGCTTTGGTAAGTGTCCAGTGCTCGTTGTCAGGATTGAACTGACCTCTGCCGATTTATGAGATCGGTCCCTTCAACCAGATGGGTAAACGAGCAAAGTAGGGATGCCTGGACTTGAACCAGGATGACTCCGTTATAAGCAGAGCGCATTGACCTTTATGCGACACCCCCTTAAGACCAAATCATTATAGGAGATTTGGAACCCTTCGTCAAGACCCTTCTTCGTGGTCTGTGTGGATTTTAACTATCTCTTCAAAATCCACTTTTGCTTCGTTACATATACTAACCACTTCTTTATAAGGAACCATTACTGCATTTCCGTGTTGACTTTTAATTAGTAGTGTTTCTCCGTTTTCTACTCTATTCATAAGATTATCAAAATCTGCTTGAAATTCTTCAATTGTAAAGGATGGAAGTTTTTCGATTTCTTGGTTCATTTTCATAAAGTGATTTTTATGAGTCGGGGTGACTGGGATCGAACCAGTGTCTTCTTGCTCCCAAAGCAAGCCGTCTACCTCTGACTTACACCCCGTTACTTGTCTCTATGTATAAACATAATACCAGCAAATGGTACGATTGTCAACCCGCACCCGCAGAGAAAAAGAAAAAATGGATTCGCTGCGAGTGCTTCTACGATGTGGAAAATCATTTTATATATGCGTGGTCTAGGGACCAAATGATTAACAACCCTATTATACCAAAGATTGTGAGTGCTGTATAGATGCGGTCATTCATCGTCTTCATCCTCGTATGTAGAAGGTTCTTCAAAAAGTTCATTCATCTTTTGCTGTAAAACTCTTTTTAGTAGTTCTTCTAAGTCTTCCTCTGTCATTTGTCCTTTAATAGTTCCTCTATTCTTTTTCTCATAGCACTACTATCTTGCTTCATATAGTCACGAAGAGAATATCCACGTTGTCCTCTTAAGATACAAGTTCCTTGATAGAACATTGTAGCAGCAAATACTAACAGAAAAACTATACCTATTAGTTCAAAGTGATTTTGAGCCATGGCAGTAAAGGTGGAATAACGCCAATCAATCTCAGTAGTCCCTCAGCAAATAAAGCAAGAACCACCCAACCGACGCACATACTAATGATAGAAGCATTACGGTTGTGTCGTCGTATTGCTGCATCAATCATCTCCTGAACTTCAGAACGTGTAATAAATTCGTCTTGAGGTTCCATCATTTCTCATCTCCAAGAAATTTGGCAAGGGGATCAACTCTAGTTTTAACTATTTCAACTGCTCTTTTGTAGAACATATTGTCGGTATTACCAGAAGTTTCGAAAGTTTCCTTGATCTTCACCCAATTTTCATAGGTACGTTGATCCATTTTTCTAAAACATAGTACTACTATATACTAGTTCTGGAACTTTCATCGTCAACGTTTTGTGTTCAATGCGTAACACTGTTGAAGAGAATCTTAAATTTTTAATGCTTCTTAACGGAAAGGAGAGGATTCGAACCTCCGGAGGATTTCACCTCTTTTGTTTTCAAGACAAACGCCTTAAACCACTCGGCCACCTTTCCAATATTAAGTCCTTAACGGACTTCAAAATCAAGTCGTCTCACTTTACGTTGACGACGTGCCTCTTGCCAAGCAATATCTTGAGAAGTCAGCACACCTTTCTTTTGATTTTCTTTTAAAGAGTTTAGCATAACAATTCTGGATAAGTCAAGTGCTGAAATCTTATCCCCACGAATTGTTGCCATATTTGGACAACCACAAGTCACTGTTTTTGATGGGTGTCCTGTTAATTCTCTATTACAATCTTTGCATCTTATTGATAACATTTTCTTTCGTCCTCATTCTGTAAATGATCTTAAGAACCATATAAATTTACCGTGTGCTTCATTTAAATCATCAAGAAGATTAGTTGTTCCCCTTGACTTAAGTTCTTCAGCAACTTCTGCTGCTTCACTAAACATTTCTACAACCTTTTTATGATCATCCAGCAAATCTTGAATCATTTGCATTTCGGAAAGACCACTCTTTGCTTCAGTTACTCTTGATACTTCAGCAACTCTTGTCAGAGAACTAATAGGTTTAGCACCAAGAAAACGAATGTGCTCTGAAATTCTATCAATCTCCTCAAACAGAGCAGTGTATTGCTCTCCAAATAGTGTATGGACTTGATAAAAATCAGGTCCAGTAATATGCCAATGATAAACCCAAGTCTTTTGGAAAAGGACAAAAAGACTTGCCTGAGTATCAGAAAGTATTTTATAAAGTTTTTCCATTATACCAGTTTTTTAGGTATTTATGCAAGTGGGAGCAGAGGGATTTGAACCCCCGACATTCTGCGTGTAAAGCAGACGCTACTACCTCTGAGCTATGCTCCCGTTGTCCTCTGTCTAGGAATCGAACCTAGTTTCCAAGTGCATTGTCTGCCTGTCCTTACCAATAGACTACCAGAGGATGTGGTAGGTGTTGAGAACTTTACCTATGTTCTCACTCTTGACATTCACCCAAGCACCAGTTTAAACATCGACCTGGGGAGAGGTTTTGGCACCTACATTTAAATGAGTAGTGAGTGCCCACCACTCGCGGAAGACACTTTCCGCAACTTTCACTGCATTAGAGGGCAGTGAATAAGAGGTTTCCAATAGCCGTTCTTATCTCCCATAAGGAAGATGTAGGTATCGAACCTACAAAGGACAGTCCCTAAAGGAACTGCTGGGAATTCCACCCAGAACCAATATGAAAGAATCGGACATTTCCAACCCTTTCAACTCCCCAACCTCGATTCGAACGAGGGACAGCAAAATTAACAGTTTTGAGTTCTACCACTGAACTATTGGGGAATATTTACAAAAGAAGGTTTGTGATAGATTGTAAATCCAGCGTGGAGTTCTCTATGACAATTGGCACATAACATATAACATTTATCTGCTTCTTTCTTTTGTTTTTCCAAAGATTTTGTAGAACCAGAAATTTGGAACTCTTTTGTAGTTTCGTCTATGTGGTGAAACTCAAGTGCTTCAAAACATCTATTATAACCACAAAATTCACACTTGCCTCCTTTATATTCAACAAGCAGTTCTTTAGTTCTTTTTCTCCAGTTTCCTACATTTTTCTTTAGTTTTTGTTGGTCTCTCATAGTGATTAACTTAATATGTTAATCATATTTATAAGAGAATAAGAACCCGAAGGTTCAGAGCGGAGTATCGGAATCGAACCGACGACATCTAACTTGGAAGGATAGCGTTCTACCGCTGAACTAACTCCGCTTATGAGACAATCATAAACTATTTAAGTTTGATTGTCAAGTGCCCCTGGTAAGATTCGAACTTACACTGTATGGATTCTAAGTCCACCTTCTCTACCGTTGGAATACAAGGGCAAGATGGAGTAAGTGTGATATACCTCATAAGGATATAACAGGGACTTACCCTCTATCAGTTTATATAGTAACAAACCTTTGAGGGTTTGTCAAGCGTCCTTTGAGAGATTTGAACTCCCGACACATAGGTTCGTAGCCTACTGCTCTGTTCCACTGAGCTAAAAGGACAAATTCTGAGAGTAGGGATCGAACCTACGAATGGCGGAACCAAAACCCGCTGCCTTACCACTTGGCTACCTCAGAAAGGGGTGTCGTATGGGAATTGAACCCATCTAGGTAGTTCCACAAACTACTGCCTTAACCACTAGGCTAACGACACAGCGGAGGATGTTGGATTTGAACCAACGGATATACTTAAGTATATCGGGGGATTAGCAATCCCCTGCATTAAACCTAACTCTGCCAATCCTCCAAGTAGGGAGAAGGTGGAATCGAACCACCATTGCCAAAGAACGGAATCGAACCGCCTCTAACACCGTCGTGCTCACCGCCAAGGTGCTCTCCCAAGTGGAAACAACTGGACTTGAACCAGTGGTCTTTCGATTATCAGTCGAATGCTTTACCAACTAAGCTATGTTTCCAAATAGTCTCAACGGGACTTGAACCCGTGTCTTCACTGTGAAAGAGTGATGTCCTAACCACTAGACGATGAGACCTGGCGACCCTAACGGGATTTGAACCCGTGATAATACCGTGACAGGGTATCGTGATGACCACTTCACTATAGGGTCAAGGTGGGAGGAACAGGATTTGAACCTGTGAAGGCAGAGCCGTCTGATTTACAGTCAGATTCCTTTAACCACTCGGAAATCCTCCCACGATGGGACATCTGGGATTTGAACCCAGGACTAACCGATTAAAAGTCGGATACTCTGACCTGACTGAGTTAATGTCCCATTAATGTGGAAAATATTCAGTTGTCGATGTTCGGTGTGGTCTCTCAACCACTTGTATAGAATACCACCATTTAAACTCTGGAGAGAGGTTGGTGGGCACTTAGGAAACTGGCACAAACAACAAAAAAGGGGAGGAAACTTTTGGTTTCTCTCCCCTTTCTTTTGCTTTTATGGATTACATCTTACATATGTCTTTCCATATTCGCAAACAGGGGATTACCCTCGATATGCCAATAGCGGCAATCGCTTGTAATAATCTGTTTGTTCATTTGGTTAGACATTGTTTTCGACCTAAGTGTGTTTATTTATACAAGTATTATAGCATTTTTTATTTTAATTGTCAAGTCCATAAATTATGATCATACTCCCAATGACAATTGGGACATAAAGGCATTATATTTTCTTTTGAGTTTATGGCACTAATCATAACTTCTTCACTGAAAGAGGATATTGGTTTTATATGTGCAATTTCTATATGTTTATTATAACCGCATTTAACACATTCTGTAAAACCAAGTTTTTTACCAACTGCTCTTGCTCTTGTTCTTACCAAAGCAAATGCAGATGACTTGTGATGTTTTTCATATATTGCTTCCTTAAGTGTCATATCCTTTACTTCTTTATTCTTTGACCATATCAAATAATGTTCTTTACAACGGGAACGATTTGCTGTTATTAATTTTCCACAATCAATGCACTTATGTTCTGGTTTTCTTTTTGGTGATATTTTGTTGTTGTAGGAAGCAGCACAACTTCTTCCACAGAACTTTGGATTCTGCGTTTCCTTTTTACAAAATAAACATTCATTCATAATTGAACCTATTAGTAAAATTATTTATACTAATAGGTTCCAAATAAGCACCCCGTGTAGGATTCGCACCCACGACCGATTCTTTAGAAGAGAATTGCTCTGTCTCCTGAGCTAACGGGGCATAAGAGACCTCCCTGTTTGTGCATCGTTGAGAGGCATGGGAGGGGCGGGACTTAAACGGAGTTTGGACCCCCGCTGCCCATAAGAGTATTGTACTACTGATTGGGTTTTGGTGTCAAGCCCTATTCTTTATGAACAATAACTTCTTTATTTGGTCCAAATCCATTATCTTTTACAACGTACTTTTGGTAGTGGTCGTACATACCTCTAATAAGATTACTACCAGAAATAAAGAATAAAATGAGAATTAATTTTTTAATCATATGAAGGTCTTTTGATACCTTTTCATCGTGTTTAATTTTCTCAATAATTGATTGTTGATGTAGATACGGGATTGAAGATATTGGTTTTTTTGAGTACTTATATAAAACATTATTAATTTTTATTGAAGATAGTGAAGAAGAATTTTTTTTATTTGGTTTATCATTAAAGATTCCAATTACATATGGAACTCCTTCTGCCCTTCCGAAAACAGACAAATCAATAAGCAAAGGAACTTTAGTTTTTGTTATCAATGCCACATGATTTTGCATATGATCCACATCTGTTTTTGAATTGTGCTCATAACCAATCATAGTTAATTTTGTTGGTGTAAAGTTTGCATCAACAACTAACAAAGAACACTCTACTAACTCACATTCAATATCATTATAAGATAATATTTTTTGAAGTAAATCTGACATTGCTAAACAATATCCAGCTCCATTTTGAATAGAACCTGCTTCTAATAGATCATTAATAATCTCAAGAACTAAACTTATCTTATCATCTTCTTCTAATGAATATTCTGCAATAAGTTTATTCAAATAAGCATTAAATTCGTTTTGCATATCTATAAGTCATTTTTACAATCAGGCATCCAAGGAGAACAAATTCTCATTTCTCCTCCTAGTTTCTTACACTCTTCAGTGTAACACTTAGAATTATCTGGAGCCTTCTCTATCAACCTCGGCAAAGGTATTCTAGGGGTTCCGTAGTCCCCTGTCAAGCGTTCATAATCACGGATTGCTTTATCTACATCACGTTCTACTCTTCGCTTTATAAGGTTTGGATCCTGCCTTATAACATCGTTGATTATGGTCTGAGGGAACAGAGTCCTTTGTAAGTCGTCTAAGAGGTCCCAGAGACGCTCAGAGGACGCTCCAGTGCATTGGGAGAGTGTTGCTACGATACCACTGAGTATGACGCTTACAAGGATTATCTGGTTTCTGTCTGGACTCTTCTTTCCGAAGTTGAATCTAAACATAAAAAAAAGAGAGAGTAGTAACACTCTCTCTTATTTATCAAGCAGTTGCTTTTGCTTCCTTTCGGGCAGTTTTCACTTCTGAAATTTCTGCTCTACGTGACTTTGCAAGTTTAGTCAGTTCTTGTAGTGCTTTACGGGCTCTGGTGCCAGCAGCACTGTTTCCTTTCTCAAACTTAGCATCTTCATTTTGCCAAGTCGCAAATGCATCAGCAATTAGTTGTGTAGTTTCAGACATAATACTCCTCAAAAAATAATTAGGATTAATTATATATATCATTTTTATATTAAAAAGGGGAGTTTTTACACTCCCCCTAACATTTATTTAATTTTTCAAACTTCTACCTGAATCAGTCGGTTGGCATAATCATAAGCATAATTAGTTCTCGCTCCATGATGTCCCCATCCCAACCAGGTGTAGGCATAATTCATATACCTATCAATGGATTTTCCGGGAACTTTCATATTACGTTCAATACTCTTCCACTGCGGTTCAGTAACAATATACCGAAGTTGAGTATCAAGTGTTGAAGGATTACCTCCTATTTTTTTAGCAAAATCACCCAATCCATAATAACGAGAATCAGATGTAAATTGAATCAGTCCGTAACCACGACCGCAGTTATGATACTGAGTTCTGCTACCACCTTCGCAAATATTAGGAACAAAAGTTGATTCTTGTCTAATATTGCCCATAATGGTAGCGAGGGCGTTTCTGTCTTTAATACCACGTTCCTGGAAAAATGCCAGGGTAGCATTCTCATGTTCATTACACCCTTTACAAATTAGCCTTTTCTCTTTTGGCTTTTCGGGAGCAACCTCTAGGATCGCTGTCTTCTCTGGTTCAAACTCCTTGATAATAGAATATTTTGGAGCAATTGCAGATGATGGCAGTGTTGCCGTTATGGTTGTAACCGATGCCAGAAGGGGCAGGGCTACAGTAAAGAAGTTAAGCATTAAAATTAATAGAACTCTACATCCGTATAGGGAAAGCGCACTTCCCTCTTCTCAGAGGGCAGACCCCACGGCTCTAAATCACTTTCAAAATCTCATAATAAAAAACCCTGCTCATAACAGGGATTTTAACATAATAAGTTAATATTTAGGATTTGTCAATCCTCAGGTTCTAGAGAAACAATCTCAAGTTCATCACCTTCAGGTTCAATCCATTCATAGAACTCTGCAAGAATGGCACGAGCATCCTCTTTATCAATACTCATATCTGCGGCACGATCAAGAGACCAGGTTCTTACGTGTGCGACAATATCTTCAGTCGTTGTTTCCATAATAATCTTTCCTGAAGTATCTGTTGAGGATGTTGCTATTATAGTACCTTGGGGTTCCGTCGTCAAGTCCTTCGGTGAGGACGTTATGTGCAAATAACTGTCGGGTTTCTTCAAAGTTTGTTTTGCCCTTTGTTTTATGTAATGATAAGATAGTTCTACTAAAATTTTCTCTGCCAAATTTGTCAATGTCTTCTTTAAGTTCCGGACAAGACCCATAGTATTCCTTCCAGTTAGATTCTGATTTTACTTTACGTTTTTTTCCTTTCGGAGTCCTAAACTGCCAAAAATATTTTCTCCCAACATATTCCCTACCATTAAGATTATTCTTGATGTGATAAACAAAACCAAAATGATCTTGAATATCACTTGAACCAAACACTTTTCCATTATATGTCCAAGGGTTTTCATAGTCAATATCTGTACTCATCAATAATATCAAGAACTTCGTTCAGATATTTATGGGCAAGTCCTTTCATATCCATATCATGTCTGATATGTTCATTATAAAGATTATTTTTCAACTTTAAAACGCGAACCTTAAGTTCATCTTTTGTTACTTGATTTTTAGACATTAAAAAAGGAGGGTTAACCTCCTTTATCTATATTAAATTATTCATTTACACCTAGCCATTCATTGCAAAAGTCATAATCTCCAAACATAAACTCATCGCATTCTGCTGCCTCTTTATAGGCATTTATGATTTCCTGTTCACACCATTCATCATAGTTGGAATCCTGCGAAAGTATTTTTGGTAACATCCTGCTTAATGCCTCCGACTACATAGGATTCTACCTCAGTTTCCTGCGGAGCAACCTGAAGACCTTTGGAAGAAATCCAGTGCTGGGTCCAAGGAAGAGGATTATTGTTTGCCGAAATATCATACTGTGGTTTAAGACCGATTGCTTTTAATCTACGATTTGCAATCCACTCTACGTATTGCTGAAGAAGTTTATCATTAAGTCCAATCATAGAACCATCTTTGAACAGATAATCTGCCCATTTCTTTTCTTCATTTACAGCACGATCAAACATCTTATAAGTCCACTCTTCTTCTTCCTTCATAATCTTCTGCATTTCCGGATCATCACCTTCCCTCCACTTATTCAAAATGTTCTGAGTAAGTGCTAGGTGCTGATTTTCATCTCTTGCAATAAGAGAAATAATTTTTGCCGATCCTTCCATGAGCTTGAGTTCACCAAAAGCGAAACTACAAGCAAAACTAACGTAGAAGCGAATACCTTCAAGAATATTAACGTTTGCGACTGCTCTGTACAGTTTTCTTTTGACATCGTTAAGCGTTTGTTGTGCGTTTTGTACTCCCTCAAGCCTAAACATCCAATCACTAGATGTCCCATAAGTTTGTGCCGATTGAATAAAGTCATCATATGACTCAGTTACACTCTTAGCACGTTCTAGAATACGCTCATCTCCAATAATAGTATCAAACACCTCAGATGGGTCAGAATAAATGTTCTTGATGATATAAGTGTATGAGCGACTATGAATCATCTCCATAAATCCCCACACCTCCATACATGCTTCCAGTTCGGGAAGTGAACAATAAGGAATGAATGCCATACCAGGACCACGACCCTGAACAGAATCAAGCATAATCTGATACTTCAGGTTAGAAGTATAGATATGCTTCTGCTCAGGACGAAGAGTTTGATAATCTCCACGGTCCTTTTGGAGGGATACCTCTTCGGGTCTCCAGAAGTATCCAAGTTGTTGAGTAGTCAGTTTATCAAAGATAGGATACTTGTATGAATCATATCTTTGAACTCCAAGAGGTTTTCCAAAAAACATTGGTTGCTTTTTGGTGTCTACTTTTTCGGTATTAAAAACCGTCATTCCTTGAATATTTGTTTGTTGTTCTTCCACAGAAGACACTTTGAAATCAAACTGCACAGGATTCACACTCTCCCTCCTCTACTGAACTTAACTCATTAAGAAGATCTTCCAACTCGGATTTCTTCTCTTCTACTACCTCATCAGTTTTAATATCATAAGTATTTTGATAGTATGAAGTTTTCCATCCCATCTTGTATGTAGTCAGAAAATCATTTGCCATTACCGAAGTAGGAACTTCATTATTGGCATAATTTTCTGGATTATACGACCAGTTTCCAGAAATTGCTTGATCAAAGAATTTTTGCATAACAGCAACAATATTGATATAACCACGATTGCTAGGCATATCCCAAAGAAGCGTATAATTGTTCTTAAGAGTATGATACTGCGGAACAATCTGCTTGAGTGGCCCTTTTTTGGATTTCTTAACGGACAGATAATCTCTTGGGGGTTCAATTCCATTAGTGGCATTTGACACAACGGAACTGCTCTCCGATGGCATCTGTGCGGACAATGTTGAGTGCCTGAGACCATACTCCAGGATAGATTTCCTAAGAGATTCCCAATCGTGTTCATATGCAATGGAAGAGATTTCATCTACATCTTTTTTGTAAGTATCAATGGGAAGAATTCCATCAGCATACTTAGTACGTCCAAAGTATTCGCAATGACCCTTTTCTTTTGCAATCTGATTAGATGACTTCAAAAGATAATACTGGAATGACTCCGAAAGACCGTGAACAGCATCCCAAGCTTCTTGAGAATCATAATTAAACCCAAGTTTGGCAAGATAATGAGCAAGACCAATAAAACCGACTCCAAGAGACCTACGTGCCTTTGTAGCAATCTCTGCTGCTACTACAGGATACTTCTGATAATCAATGAGTTCTTCAAGACCACGAACAGAAAGATCGCAAAGTTCTTCAAGTTCTTCATCTGACTTTACTTTACCAACATTAATAGCAGAAAGAATACAAAGAGCAATCTCTCCAATATTATCATCAATATGTTGAATAGGATCGGTTGGAAGTGTAATTTCCTGACAGAGATTACTCATATTCACTTTATCTTTGAAGGAAGAATGTGAATTGCAATGGTCAATGTTCATAATATAGACACGACCCGTTTCCGCACGTTCCTTAAGGAGGTTAAGAATAAGTTCCTGTGCTTTAATAGTTTTTTTCTTAATGGTCGGATCTTTCTCATACGAAACATAGAGATCATCAAAACCAGGGAGTCCGAAGCTATCATATAGTCCAGGTACATCATGTGGGGAGAAAAGTGTGATCTCACCATCCTGAATGAACCTCTCATAGAAGAGTTTGCTGATTTGAATGCTGTAGTCAAGTTTGCGAACACGATTATCCTCCGTACCTTTATTGTTTTTCAGCACTAGGATGTCTTCGATTTCTTGGTGCCAGATTGGGAAGTGGACAGTCGCTGATCCACCTCGGATGCCATTTTGAGTGCAGCATCGGACAGTTGCTTCAAACTTTTTGAGGAAAGGGACAACACCAGTGTGTTGAACTTCTCCACCTCGGATCTTACTGTTGATGCCACGGATGCGACCTGCGTTGATGCCGATTCCCGCCCTTTGTGCAACATACCTGCCAATTGCCATATCAGAGCTAAAGATAGAATCGAGGGTGTCATCAACATCAACAAGAACACAGCTAGCAAACTGTCGAAGTGGAGTTCTAACCCCTG